CCTGATTTAAGAGAAATAGAAGAAGTACTTCTAGAGTATGGACAAAAACATGCAGAAGGTGGCCGTGCTTCGTTAGCCGATGGTAAAAAGGTAACTGATCCAGGCTATTTTATGTTCCAAGATGTTGATGAAGATCGGCCATTCCGTTATGAATATGATGCCAGCAATCCTGAACATATAAAAATAATAACAGACAGACTTAAAAAAAAAAAACAAGAATTAATTGAAGCAGGTCTTCTTGAACAGAAAATATTTTCCGAAAAAGATAGGATACCTGCTGATAATTATTTTTTAGAAAGTATTCAAAATTTCCCTACAGAAAACACTCCAGAAGAGTTAGAAGAAATTAAAAGAAATTTAAGATTAAAACAGGAATTAAAAGAAGGTGGCCGTGCTTCGTTATCCGCGGGCGGACTTGCAGGAATGTTGGGCGAATGAACAATTTAAACTCTATACTAGATTACTTGAAAGTATTTAATAATATAAATAAGCGCCCGGCTTATGAACCACGATCCATGGTCCAAGAACCACGGAACATGGCTCACGGTGGACGGATCATTGGTAAACCAGGTGGCTTAGTTGAACCTGGGGTTGAGTATTATGGTAAATATGTAAAAACAGGCTATCCGGTTTCTAAATGGAAAGATCTTCCTAAAAAAGATCCAGAATTTAAAAAATGGTTAAAAGACAATAAGATTACAGATTTTGACACTTCTACTGCAAGAACAGATATTGTTAAAAAATATCAAAGAGCAAACACGAAAAAGAATTATATAACGGCCGGAGATTTATCTACCATGTTATCAGAAGCAGGAAGTCCTTACCGACCTAACGGTTTAAGAGATCAGTTTGCTTTTGCTAAACGTAAATTAGGAAAAGACCCGGCAATAAATGCCAAAATTAAAAAATCTAAAAAAATTGTTAAGATAATTAATGATTCTTTAGGAAATCAATTTTCTCTAAGCGACGTTAGAAAAGGGCACTCTGTTTTAGAAGGATTACCAATACATTATTCTGATGAGAGTCGATATTTTAAAAAAGGAAAAGACTTCAATAAACAATTAAAAACAATAGTTGAAGGTCTTACTAAAGAATATGACGCAACTGGTTTAAGAACTAATACAATCGATAATATTTTTAATCTTTATAAAGATAAAAAATTTATGAGAGAGCTTAAGAATTATAAAGGTGGAAAGGTTGATCCTAAGTCTTATTTATTTAAAAGAGCATTTGCCAATAATGAATCTGGGTATGCTTTTATGCAATTAGGAAGAGTTATGAAAGGTGAATTGGAATTAGAGGGTATTACTTCTAATAAACATCAAGGAAACAAAATTATTAAATCAATGGTGTTTGATGCGAAAGGAAAAAAGTATGGCCCTATGTGGACTGCCTCTTATAACTACGCTAAATTACAACTCTCACCTTATATGAAAACTAAAAATAGTTATGCTAGTTTAACAGGAACTATTAAAAAAGCTTTTAGAGAAGCAGGTGTTATAGCTAAGGATATTGATGAAATTTTTCCACTTCGAACAGGGACATTTACTTTAAAAAAAGGATCAGATGCTTATAGTAATTTTATTCAAGTTATAGATTCAAAAATTAATCAGGGGGTTAAAGTTCAATTTGATAAAATTGCTTCTGGTACATCTCAAAGTATTATTAAAGAATTAGATGCTGCTAAAAAACCGGGCGGCACAGGGGATTATTCTAAAGTTGAAAACTTAGTAGCGGGACACAATGATAGGATAGAAAAATTTTATACTGATAATCCTAAAGCTAAAAATGTAAAATTACAAGAATTTCCTTGGGATTCAAAAAATAAAAGATTTTTAAAACCAAAAGAAGTTTTTGAATCTCAATACAAAGGTTCTTACAAAACAATCCCTTCAGAAATAAGAGCAGGAATGGAAAAATTTCATGGTGAAACAGGATTAAGTATTAATCCAGGAACTAGAACTACCATAGAAAAATCTGCTTCAGATGTTAAAGCTTTAACACAAGGAAAAGCATGGAATACAGCTATTAAAAGTTCTAAAGCTAAAATGTTAGCTAAAACTTTAGAACTTGCAGGAATAGACATCTGTAGTTCTCAATTAGCAAAAGCTGGTGGTGGAAGAATTGGATTTGCTGAAAAAGTATGTGGAATGAAATATCTTGAACAGAACGAAGATGCTTTTATGAAACAAGCTGCTAATCATAAAAAAGCAGCAGATATGTTTAAATCAGGAACAATAAAACCTTTTTTAATGAAAGCAAAGAACTGGGCGAAAAGTAATATGGGCCCTACAGGCTGGATTGGCGGAGAACTTTTAGTTGTAGGTCTTGGTGCAGCATGGGATATGTCCCAAGGTAAAGGTTGGAAAGAAGCTGTGGATAATTGGACAGGTTTAGGAGGACATTTTGGTCAAGCAGAAGCGAGACTTAAAGAGATTGGTCTAGAGCAAGGATATAATGAAGAAGAAATTAATGAGGCTATGAAAATTGGACAATTAATGGATTTGAGTACTGAAGCAGAAGAAAAACAATCGCAATTAAACCAAGTTCAAGAACAACAAGATATTGGAGGAACGGCTAGAGTAAAATATAGTCCTAATTTAGTAGGAACTTATAAACCCATACAAGGTAAGTATCAAGATCCAAAAAGAATAAGAGATTTAAAAACAGATACACCAAAATTATGGGAAAAAGGAGATGAGCTTTATGAATCTTTAAAAGATTATAATTCTTCAGTAGGTCTTTATTCTGAAATGAATGAGAGAAAAAAAAGAGAGGAATATGATGAAATGATGAAATTAAGAAGTAAGCCTCGTAATTATTCACAACAGTTTGACGTTTCCTCTCTGGATGCACCAGAATATAAACCATGGGACCCTTATAAAGGAGCGGAAGGCGGCATAGCCAGTTTGAGGAAAAAGAAATGGTAAAAGAAAATCCAACACTTGTAAAAAACATGAAACATGTTAAATGGAAAGAGATTCCACCGTTGAGAGGACCAAATTCTCAGGGGTTGATTAAAGATAAAAAACAAGATAAACCAATACAGGAGAAAAAATATGGCAGATATTGATAAAGGTCTCCCGAACGTTAAACGACCTGACGAAGAAGTTGCAGAGATCGTTAACTTACAGGAAGAGACACCTAAAGGACCAGTAGAAATTACAGAAGATGAGATGGGAGCAACTATAGATTTTGATCCTAATCGAGTAGATATACCAGATGGTGGAGATCCTTTTGCAAATCTAAATGATTTACTCCCTGAAGACATAACAGACAAAATTGGAAATCAATTACAAAACGATTACAGAGAATATAAAACTTCCCGTGCAGATTGGGAAAGAGCTTACATTGTTGGTTTAGATCTTTTAGGATTTAAATACGATAATAGAACTCAACCTTTCCAAGGAGCATCTGGTGCAACTCACCCAGTTTTAGCTGAAGCAGTCACTCAGTTTCAAGCTCTAGCTTATAAAGAATTATTACCAGCTGATGGACCTGTAAGAACCATGGTCATGGGAGCAAGTAACCCGATGAAAGAGCAACAGTCTCAAAGAGTTAAAAATTTCATGAATTACCAATTGATGGATCAGATGAAAGAATACGAACCTGAGTTTGACCAAATGTTATTTTATTTACCCTTATCAGGTTCTACATTTAAAAAAGTTTATTACGACGATTTACTGGGACGAGCTGTTTCAAAGTTTGTTCCTGCAGATGACCTTGTTGTTCCGTACACGGCTACTTCATTAGACGATGCGGAAGCAGTCATCCATGTATTAAAAATTTCCGAAAATGACTTGCGTAAGCAACAAGTCGCAGGATTTTATTCAGATATTGAACTCACTAAACCTCAAGGTACAATTACCAATGAGTTAAAAGAAAAAGAGAGAGAAGTAGAAGGAGTTACAAAATCCCAAAGAGTCGAACCTATGTATACAGTTCTAGAATGCCACGTTAATCTAGATCTAGAAGGATTCGAAGATGTTGGTCCCGACGGAGAACCAACCGGAATAAAATTACCTTACATCGTAACAATCGAAGAAGGTAGTAGGAAAGTTTTGTCTATTAGACGAAACTTTGCGCCCAATGATCCCAAGAAAATAAAAATCCAATATTTTGTCCATTTCAAATTTCTGCCTGGACTAGGATTTTATGGCCTTGGACTCATTCACATGATTGGCGGTTTGAGTCGTACTGCAACTGCGGCTCTCCGTCAGTTACTAGATGCTGGAACTTTATCAAACTTACCAGCCGGATTTAAACAAAGAGGTGTCAGAGTAAAAGATGATGCCGCTAACATACAACCTGGAGAATTCAAAGATGTTGACACTCCGGGTGGTAATCTAAAAGATGCTTTCGTATTTTTACCTTACAAAGAACCATCACAAACATTATTACAGTTGATGGGAATTGTAGTTCAAGCAGGACAAAGATTCGCGTCCATTGCTGACATGCAAGTCGGGGACGGGAATCAACAGGCCGCTGTTGGTACGACTGTCGCTCTTTTAGAACGTGGTTCAAGAGTAATGTCAGCAATCCATAAAAGACTTTATGTAGGTCTTAAACAAGAATTTAAATTACTAGCGAAAGTATTTTCTACGTATTTACCACCTGAATATCCTTATGATGTAGTAGGGGCAGCGAGAAATATTAAAGTAACGGATTTTGATGACAAGGTAGATATTCTACCTGTGGCTGATCCAAATATATTTTCTATGTCTCAAAGAATTTCAATGGCACAAACACAATTACAATTAGCTCAATCAAATCCACAAATGCATAATATGTATATGGCATATAGAAATATGTACTCAGCTATTGGAGTTAAAGATATTGATAGAATTTTACCTCCTCCACCACCGAACCAACCTAAAGATCCGGCGATCGAGCACATTGATGCATTGGGACAGAAACCTTTTCAGGCGTTTCCTGGTCAAGATCATAGAGCTCATGTAACCGCTCACTTATTTTTTATGGCAACTAACTTTGTTAGAAATAATCCAAGTATTACAGCTGCATTAGAGAAAAATGTATTGGAGCACATTTCTTTAATGGCTCAGGAACAGGTTCAACTTGAATTCCAACAAGAAATGCAAATGTTGCCACAACTACAGCAACAGGCTACTCAGAATCCTCAAGCTCAACAACAGTTTCAACAAATCTCTCAAAAGATAGAAGCTAGAAAAGCTGTATTGATTGCAGACATGACTGAAGAGTTTATGAAGGAAGAAAAAACAATTACTTCTCAGTTTGATCATGATCCATTACTTAAATTAAAACAAAGAGAAGTGGATCTTAAAGCTATGGACGAAGAACGTAAGATCAAAGAAGATGAGGCTAGAATCAATTTAGATAAAACTAAATTTTTAAAAGGTCAGCAAATTGCTGAAGAAAAACTAGAACAAAACGAAGAGTTAGCTCATTTAAGAGCAGATACATCAATTGAGAAATCATTAATATCTGCTGATGTTAAACTAACTTCAGATCAAATGAAGGCTAGAGACGTAAATGTCTTGAAAGGGCCTAGAAGATAGTATACTAACAATTAGGAGAAAAATATGAAAATAACAAGACCAGTCGGAGTAAAAAAAGATGGTTACGCTAGTGGCGGAGTTGATGTAAAAATTCCTTCTCAGAATATTCATTTAGATCCAAGATCTAAATCGAGTATTAGAGGAAAAAGTTATATCGCTCAAGGAGACACTGTAACTGTTAAAGGTACGAAGACTAGAAAACCTGTAAAAGCTACTTGGTTCTAGTATGTGGTTTGGAGCAATAAAATTAGCTCTTAACGCTGGAACTCACATTTACAAAAAGCGTCAAGAGACAAAGATGGCCATGGCTGATGCACAACACATGCATGCGTCTAAGATGGCCCGAGGTGAGGAAGCTTACCAAGGCAAACTTTTAGAATCCCGAGATTCAGATTATAAAGACGAGGTCGTTTTGGCGATTCTCACATTGCCCATAATAATTTTGGCCTGGGGAGTCTGGTCAGACGATCCGGCGGCTATGGAAAAGATAAATCTTTTCTTCGAGCATTTTAAAGCTCTCCCGTCATGGTTTACGAATTTATGGATCCTTGTATGTGCGAGCATATTTGGTATAAAGGGCACACAAATATTTCGTGGTGGTAAGAAATAAGAAAGGAGGAAAAAATGAGTATAAATGGAAAAGTTAAATGGTTTAATTCAACTAAAGGTTATGGTTTCATTGCAAGAGAAGACAAAGAAAAAGATGTTTTTGTACATAGTTCAGCAGCTAGAGCCGCAAACTTAAACTTAAATGAAGGC